AGCAAGGCCGGCCCGGTACGGGTTTCGGAGTCGACGGCGTGAGGGGCGCGCAGCTCGAGGGACAGCTCGCGTTCGACTTCGACGCGGCGCTCGCATCGGTGCCGAACGAGGTCGAGCGCCGGGTCGAGCTGTCGCCGGCGGACATGGAGACCATGAGCAACGCCGTCAGGGTCGCTGCGGCGACGACGTGCGCCCGCTACGGGCTCGCGTTCACTGAGGACGTCACTCAGCAGGGCTGGCTCGAGGCGCTGAAGGCGTATCCCCGCTTCGACCCGACCCGCGGCGTCAAGCTCGGCGCCTATCTGTGCGGTGTCGTGCGGCTGCGGCTCGTCGACTGGCTGCGTGTCGGGTCGCCGCTGACGCGCCCGCAGATCGCGGAGAACCAAAGGGCTCGTCGTGAGGGCCGCGAGGTGCCGTGGCGGCCGATGGTCTCGTACGACGAGCCGGGTCTCGACGGGTCGTCGACGGCGTCGCATCTGAGCACGCTCGCTGACGAGTCGGTTGACGACGCGTTCGAGGCGGTCGAAGACCGGGTGATGGCTTCGCGCATGATCCGCGAGGCTCGAGAGCTGTTCGAGCCGGGATCTCGCGCCGCGTTTCTCTTCGAGCACGTCGTGCTCGGCGGGATGACTCAGGTCGACGCGGCTCAGATCCTCGACATGACGGCCTCGAGGGTCTCGCAGGTCATGGTCCGTGAGGTCATTCCGGCGTTGCGTGAGCGGTTCGCTGACGTGGCGGCGGCGTGACGCACCCTGGCGGTGCGTGTAAACGACCCCCGGAGGGTGGATAGGTGGCAGCGACTCGCGGTCCCGTGCCGAAGAGGACGGCTGAGCGGCGCCGGCGGAACAAGACCGACGGCGAAGAGGTGACGACGGCTGTCGTCGACGCGCGGAAGGTCGTCGAGGCTCCCCCGCTCGCGCTGAAGGTCACGTGGGGCGGCGCCGAGGTCGAGCCTCACCCGATCGCGGTCGAGTGGTACGAGAGTCTCAAGACGTCCGGTCAGGCGCAGTTCTTTGAGCCGTCCGACTGGCAGGTCGCGCGGTTCGTCGCACACGAGATGACCCGTCACCTTCTGTCGATCAAGGGCTCGGCGATGGGTTTCGCGGCGCTTATGGCGGCGATGTCAGAGCTGCTGACGACGGAGGGCTCGAGGCGTCGAGTTCGGCTCGAGATTGAGCGCGGTGACGGCGAGCAGCCGGTCGCCGGCGTAATCAAGCTCGCCGACTACGCCGACGCGTTCGGTGGATAGCCCTATAACGCTCGGCCCGACGTGGCGTCGTGGCGAAGACAACCGATTCATCGTTCCGCGGTTCTCGCTCGGCTGGCACATCGCCGATTGGGCGAGACTGAAGCTGCAACACGAGAACGGCGACCCGTGGCATTTCACCGCCGAGCAGCTCCGTTTCACGCTGTGGTGGTACGCGGTCGAGCTTGTCGAGTGCGAGTGGCGCTTCGTTTACCGTGACGGGATCCTGCAACGGCTGAAGGGCTGGGGCAAAGACCCGGTCGGCGCTGCGTACTCGGCTGTCGAGTTCGTCGGACCCTGCCGGCCGGGCGAGGACATGCACAAGGTTGAGCTGATCGAGCAGCTCGGGCTCGAGATCCCGGTCATGCAACCGCTCGGAGTGTCGCACCCGTCGGCGTGGGTTCAGATCGCGGCCGTGTCGAAGGACCAAACCCGCAACACGATGACACTGTTCCCGGCGATGTTCCCGAAGGCGACGATCGCCGAGTACGGCATCGACCTCGGCAAAGAGATCATCTATGCGGATCACGGCGCGCGGCGGATTGAGGCTGTGACGTCGTCACCTCGCGCGCTCGAGGGTGGCCGTGCGACGTTCGTCATTCGCAACGAGACTCACCATTGGATCGAAGCGAACGAGGGTCACGAGATGGACCGCGTTATCTCGCGTAACGCGACGAAGTCGAAGGGCGGAAGCGCCCGCGTGCTGTCGATCACGAACGCATACGACCCGGCCGAAGATTCTGTGGCGCAGCGGGCACGTGAGGCGTACGACGAGATCGCGAGCGGGCAGTCGGAAGCGACTGGCATTCTGTACGACTCGCTCGAGGCGCCGGCGTCGGCGAAGCTCACGCTCGACGAGATCCCCGAGGTCGTGACGGCGATCCGCGGCGACTCCGTGTGGCTCGACGTCGAGCGGATCAAGCAAGAGGTGCTCGACCCGCGTAACCCGCCGAGCCAATCGCGGCGGTTTTGGTACAACCAAATCACAGCGACCGAGGATGCGTGGCTCGCCGGCTACGAGTGGGATGCGTGCGAGCGGCGCGACCTCGAGGTGGTCGACGGCGACGAGGTCGTCATGTTCTTCGACGGGTCGAAGAGCGACGACGCGACGGCGCTCGTCGGTTGCCGCATGTCCGACGGGCATCTGTTCAAGCTCGGCATATGGGAACGGCCGGCGCACGCGCCGAAGACGTGGCTCGTGCCGCGTGACGACGTCGACGCGACCGTTCGCGCAGCGTTCGACCGTTTCAAGGTGATTGCGCTGTGGGGCGACCCTGGCACCGGCGAAGACGAGTCGGGTGAACGGTATTGGGATGCTTCGCTCGACGAGTGGGGCGCCGACTTCGGCAAGCGGCTGCTCGTGTGGGCTGTGCCCGGCGGCGACGCGCGGCATCCGGTGCTGTGGGACATGCGCGGCGGCGATTCCAGGCGCGTCGAGGCGTTCACGCTGGCCGCGATGCGCACTTACACCGACGTCATGGAACGAACGCTGACGCACGACGGCGACAAGCGGCTGCGCCGGCATGTGGTGAACGCTCGACGTCGACCGAATCGGTGGGGCGTGTCGATTGGGAAGGAGGGTCGCGAGAGTCGAAAGAAGATAGACGGCGCCGTTTGCGCGGTTGGCGCGAGGATGCTGCGTCGATATGTGCTGGGAAGCAAGCCGTGGCAGACACGGCGGCGTGGCGGCGGCGGAAGGGTGATCGTTCTTGACTAGCCCGTCGACGGTCAACGACTTCACACTGCCGGAAGACCTCGAGGACATCGTTCGCCGGTTGTGGTACGGAATCGAGCGTCGACGCTGGGATCTTCAGCTCAGGGATCTCTATTACAACGGCGAGCAGGCGATGCGTCAGCTCGGCATCGCGTTGCCTCCGCAGATCCGGCACCTTCGGACGACTGTCGGGTGGCCGGCGATCGCTGTCGAGTCGCTCGAGGACCGGCTCGACATTGAGGGCTTTACGGCCGGCGACGACGACGGCTCCGCAGCCGAAGACCTGTGGTCGATCTGGCTGGCGAACGACATGCTCGCCGAGGCGAGTCTCGCGCACCTCGACGCGCTGATCTTCGGTCACTCGTATGTGACGATCGGCGCTTCCGACGGTGACGGTTACGGTGACGACCCGTCGGGGCCGCTCGCACCTCCTGACGGCTCTCCTATCGTGTCGATCGACTCGCCGATGGACATGTCCGCCGATTGGGATGCTCGCACCCGGCAGGTGCGTTTCGCGTTGCGCCGATACCGGGTCGACGACGAGGACGGCGCGACGCTTTACACGCCGAACGGTAACTATTTCCTGATTCAGCAGAGCGGCATCGGCGGGTGGCAGGTCGTCGACATCGACGATCACAACCTCGGCGTGACGCTCGTCGAGCGACTGTCGAACCGGGAACGGTCGAACGACCGCGTCGGTAAGTCGGAGATCACCGCTGAGGTCATGTCGCTCACTGACGCAGCGTGTCGCACACTCGTCGGCGCCGAGGTCGCGCGCGAGTTCTTCGGCGCACCGCAGCGTTACATTCTCGGCGCGTCCGAGGACGCGTTTCAGAACGCCGACGGTACGAAGAAATCCGCGTGGGAGACGTATCTCGGCCGTGTGCTCGCGCTCGAGCGCGACGAGGACGGGAACATTCCGCAAGTGGGGCAGTTCGCGGCCGGCGACCCGTCGACATACACGAAGGTCCGCGACATGTACGCGACCGAGTTCGCCGCGCGGCTCGGCTTGCCGATGAGCTATGTCGGCTTTACGACCGTCAATCCGGCCTCTGCTGACGCGATTCACGCCGGCGAGGGTCGGCTCATCAAGCGCGCAGAGCGCCGGCAGGCGTGTTTCGCCGGCGATTGGGCGCGCGTGGGCCGCAAGGTGCTGCTCGTCGCGAACGCCGGCGCCGGCGCTGCGTCAACTCCACAGGTTCGCCCGATCTGGCGCGACGCGTCGACACCGACGGCCGCAGCTATGGCCGACGCGACTGTCAAGCTCGTCGGCGCCGGGATCTTGCCGGCAGAGAGCGACATCACTCTGCGGCGAGCTGGGCTGCGTGCTGACGAGATCGCGCAGGTCAAGATCGACCGGAAGCGCAGCGAAGGCGCGCAGGTGCTCGCCGAGCTGACGAATAGCCTCGTCGTCAAGGAAGCTCGCGCCGAGCACGCGCTCGACGAAGCGACCGGCATTCAACCCGGCGGCGGACCTGGCGGCGGCGGACCTAGCGGCGGCGGCGGGCAGGCGCCGACGAAGCCGTGACGACCGCGACGATCGCGCCGGCGGCGGTTGCTGTGCCGGCGTCCGCGGTTGTGGTGCCGGCGACCGCACAGCAGACGCAGGCGGCTCTCAGCTTGCTCGCGACTCGCGATCTCGCGAGCGCGTGGCAGCTACTCGACGTCAAGGATCTCCGCGGGTCGATGCCGCAGTGGATCGGCACCGTGGCTGGCATCGTTCAGCGATACGGCAAAGCGTCGGCGTCAATGGCGGCCGACGAGTACGACGCGAAGCGGCTCGCGGCCGGCATCAAGGGCTCGTTCTCCGTTCCGGTTGCGGACCCTCCCCCGCTCGAGCAGGTCGCGAAGTCGATGAAGTGGGCGACGAAGGGTCTGTGGTCGGATGCTCCCGACGTCGACGCTGCGCAAACGATGTCGACGGGCGCCGGCGCGAAGCTCATTCTCGACAGCGGCCGGCTGACGGTCGTCAACGCCGTCTCGGCAGATCGGCGGGCTCGAGGATGGGCACGCGTGCTCGGCGACGCGGATCCTTGCCCGTTCTGCGCGATGCTCGCGTCACGTGGCGCGGTGTACCGCTCTGAGGCGACGGCGAGCTTCGAGGCTCACGATCATTGTGCGTGCGGCGTCGAGCCGCTGTTCGGCGTTTACACGCCGTCGGATCAAGTTCGGGAGCTTCAGGCGCTCTGGCGGTCGTCGACGCGCGGGAAGTCGGGTGACGCGGCTCGTAAGGCGTTCGCCGATGCGTACAACGCGCGTCGAGCTGCTGCTGTCGCGTTGCCGACGCCGGCGAAGCCGGAAGAGCCGGCCGAGGATGCGTGGCTGACGGCGTGGAAGGCGTCGCGGGCTGCGTTGCCGGCCGACGGTAAGGATTGGGGTATCGACGGGGTCCGCGGCCCGAACCTCGACGTTGCGCAGCAGCATCTCGCGCACACGCTCGACGCCGGCAAGGCGCTCAGCGACGAGATCGACCGCCGGATCGCAGCTCGAGCGGCAAGCTCGACTTCACCGGACGCGTTGCAGGCGCTCGAGGCGAAGGTGGCCGCAGCGAAAGAGGCGCAGCGTCTCGCGTCCGAGAAGTATCAGGACGCCGTCGAGGCTGCGTGGCAGAAGGGCATCGACGAAGCACGCAAGCAGCTCGAGTCGGGCAGGTCTTACAGCGTGTCGTCGGATCCGCACAGCGCCTACTATCTCGACCCGAACGCGACGCCGACGTCGATGCGCATTCTCGTCGAGGACGTTCAACGGATTTGGGCCGAAGAGCAGCGCACGAAGACACGGATCGACCGTCCGCCGGGCTCGTCGCTGGCCCGCAGCATCGCGTACGAGGTTCAGCGGGCGCAGTCGACGAAGTCGTCGCCGGTCTACAAGTCGAAGCTGAAGGCGGCCGAGGCTGGCCGCGACGTCGAGCGGGCGCTCGAGGCGCTCGTCGGCGCACACAAGGGCACCCTCGAGCCGGGCACCGCGGCGTACGCTGCGGCGTTGCGCGAAGAGACGCTGAAGCTGCTCGCCGAGCTGCGGCCGATGGGCGGCCAGCAGACCTATCTCAACTCGAAGCGGACACAGATCAAGTCGGGGCAGCTCATCGAGTCGATGCGTTTCGCCGAGCAGGCTTACCCCGCGGACTGGCACGCCGGGCTCGCGTCGTTTCTATCCCGACGCGCCGGCGGCGGGATCGACCTCGGCACGTCGCAGCGTGGCTACAACCAGGGCGCCTACAAGATCCGCATATCGGTGCAGACGGGCCGCGGGCACCTCCCCGCGGGCGACACGAACGGGCAGTATCAGGTCGCGACACACGAGCTGGGCCACTCGTTCGAGACGACGCAGCCGGGTCTCACGGTCGCCGAGTGGGCGTTCTCGAATAAGCGTTCGCCGCGCGCCACAGCGAAGCGCATCTCGCTCGGGCCGGGTGAGCGCTCGCTCGAAGACGAGTGGGCGAACAACTACACGGGTAAGGTATACAACGACAACCCGACGACGGCGTGGGAGATGTTCACGACCGGAATCGAATCGCTCGTGGCCGGCTCGCCGTACATGCAGCGCGAGGGCGCGCTCGGGTACGACTACGAGTTCCGAAGTTTCATATTGGGGGTCTTGAGTGTTCTCTGAGCCGAGCTGGACGTCGGCGAAGTGGCCCGACGGCCGCGAGCTTGTCATCGTCGCCGACGACGAGTCGCCGTGGCTGGGCGACAGCGACATCATCTCGCGTGCGGTCGTGTGGCTCACGTCGCAGGGGCCGGTCGTGCGGGTGACGCCGACGGGACCGTTCGTCGAGCCTGACGATCTCCTAGCTATGTTCGCCGCAGTGAACGCGGTTGAGCCGGGCGCGGAATGGACGAACGCACCCGATCTGACGTTCGGCGCACCCGACGGGGTCGTCTTCTAAACAACACGCTCGACAGACAGCGCTCGGCGGATCTCGCCGGGCGCTGTTTTATGCGTGCCCCGCGGTCGTCGAATACCGGGTCGAACAACGACTTACGCGCCCGGTGCGCGTGAGTGTTTCCCGCTCATACCCCCGGAGGGTGACCGTGTCTCAGACGTCGACAGAGCAGCAACCGCAGGGTGACACCGGAGACGGTTCCGGTTCTGGCGGTTCGCAGTCGAAGAGTCTCGCCGACCTATTGGTCGGGCTCGACGACGAAGCGAAGTCGGCGGTATTGGGCGAGGTCGACAAGGCGAGGCGTGAGGCTGCCGGCTATCGGACGAAGGTCCGCGAGCTTGAGCCGAAGGCGAAAGAGCACGACAAGCTGCTCGAGTCTCAGAAGACCGCAGAGCAGCAAGCGAACGACAAGGCAGCAGCAGCAGCCGATCGGGCAACACGGGCAACGCTGCGGGCTGTCACGGCAGAGATCAAGGCGCTTGCGGCCAATGACTTTGCGGACCCGGAAGACGCTTCGGCGTTTCTCGGCGACATCGCAAAGTACGCGGACGAAGACGGCGAGGTCGACGTCGAAGCGTTGAGGGCCGACCTGGCGTCGTTGCTCGCGCGCAAGCCACATCTCGCGAAAGTTGCTGGACAGCAGCCGCGCGCACCGCGGCCGGATCGCTCGCAAGGGTCATCTGGCAACGGAGGCACTGCGGCGCCGACAGCGGCGGACGCGTTCGCGGGCGTGATGAACGACCTGCTTCGTCGCTGAGGTAACGCACCTCAGCTTTACCTCTTGAAAGGTTCGACCCTCCGATGACTGCAACTCCCCCGATTCAGCTCGGCGCCGTCAATGGCGCTCTTCTACCTCCGATCGTCACCGGCCCGATCTTCGCGAAGACGATCGAGCAGTCGGCGCTCATGTCGCTGGGCCGCAAGGTTCCGCTGGCACTGGACGTCAACACGAACATTCCGATCCCCGGCGACGTGCCCCTCGCGGACTTCGTCGACGAGGCGGGACGCAAGCCTCTCGGCGGCGGCACGGTCGGTTACAAGACCATGCAGGGCAAGAAGCTCGCCGTTCTCGTGCCCGTGTCGGAAGAGGTCGCCCGTACCAACCCGGCAGGGTTG